TAGTGCCCACAAGACAACCTCCCGCTGCTTTCATGGCTGCGGTTGCATCTTTGTCTACCAGGGGAAGAGTGATTCCGTCCCCCTCTGCCATTTGCACAATATCAAGCCAGTCTTCTTTCAACTCTTCCCAGTTCCACCACTTGCTTGCGTGTAGTGCAATGCGGCCCCGCACGTTCGTGTACCATTCCCGATTCTCGACCGGCTTCCCGTGCAGGATTGCCCACCACCACGGCGCTCTGACGCTCAATGCTTTCATTGCTTGCCTCTCACTTCGCCTCCAGGGTGCTCACCGCACTAGTAACGGAACTGCGAGCACCCCTTTGGCTTCTCTTTGTTTATAGGAAATCTCAATCGAAATCGTCAGTGTCTGAGCCGTCTTCGGTGCCGATGTCTTCGTCTTGGCTCGGTGCTTGCAGTTGCGCCCCCTCCGGCAGCGAGATAACCTTGATCTCCCTTCGGACGCCTCTCTGAATGGCCGCGCGCACAGCCTGCTCCGTGGCTGGATTCATGGCATAGACAGCACCAGGGTTCACTAGCCTGCTACGGCCCGGTATCGCCTCGCCTTCGACGACCGTGCCAACCGGCGCAAGAACGCTTCCGATCCAGCGCGGACAATCAAGAGTCTCCTGCCGTGCGGGAATCTCTGGCACATCCACTTGAAACATAGCCTTGTCGCCAAAGTATTGCGTGGTGACGAATCCGGCCTCCGTGCTGTGGCCAAACAGTTCCAGCAGTGCCCACCCTTCAAACTTAGCTTGCGATTGATCCATCTCTCTCTCCTAAAACTCCGGTAACCCATCATCCGCCGGTTGATCCTTCTTTGGTGCCTTGCTCCCCTTAACCAGCATCATCGCCCGCCGCGCCCCGGCTGCCAGCTTGATACTTTGCTCCAGCCGCTTGAGCACGTCGATGCGCCCCAGTGGTATCTCGGTCTCAAGGAACGCCAACAGCGCCAGGTACTCGTCCGGCGAGAGGCTGCCCTTGCGGTCGTTGCAGTGCTTGCACGGGTACTCCAAGTTGTCCAGCCCAGCCGATCCGCCCCGGCTGAGAGGGTAGGCGTGGTCTACGGCCATGTCCGCCAGCGTCGTCACCTGGTTGCAGTACCGGCAAACCACCGCGCCATCCTGGTTGCCGTTCATGGCGTTGAGCACGTGCGCGCGGAACTCGTCCTTGGTGAACGGCAAGGGCGGCAGCTTCTTGTTCCGCTCGATGCGCGTCTTCATGGCGTCGTAGCGGGAGCCGGTCAGGCGCAGGAAGTCAGACTTCGCGCGGTTCTCGAATAATGCGCCGATGCCTGCGGGCTTCATGCTCCGATCACTCGAACGTTCTCCGCCTGGGGGCCCTTCTTGCCTTTGACGATCTCGAACTCCACGGGCTGATCCTGCTTGAGTGTCTTGTAGCCGTCGGAGGCGATACCGCTGTAGTGCACAAAGATTTCGGGGCCACCGTCATCATTCGACAGAAATCCAAAACCCTTCGCGTTGCTAAACCAGACTACCTTTCCCTTTGCCATGTTCCTATCCTCGTTCCTTCGTTGAATTGTTGAGGCGCGGGCTACCGTGCCGGCCGGGTAATCCTCCATGGTAGCCTCGCGCCCTCCCGGCGGTGGCCGGAAGCTTTTAATACCCGTACCCGGACCCGTACCCGGACCCGTCCCCGGACCCGTACCCGGACCCGTCCCCGTACCCGTACCCGTCCCCGGACCCGTACCCGTACCCGGACCCGGACCCGTACCCGGACCCGGACCCGTACCCGTACCCGGACCCGTCCCCGTACCCGTACCCGTCCCCGGACCCGTCCCCCCGTACCCGTACCCGGACCCGTCCCCGTACCCGTACCCGGACCCGTACCCGGACCCGTACCCGTACCCGTACCCGTACCCGGACCCGGACCCGGGACCCGTCCCCGTACCCGGACCCGGAAGGTCTTAAACTTTCCATTCAGGAACGGCTTTGATTGAGGTCTCCGCTTCGGGAGTTACATCAAGAATTTCAATTGCTTCGGTGAGGGTAACTGACGGGACAGCTACGGGGAATTTGCATTCTTTTGGTTTCGACGTTCCCGCCACCGCAAGCTGTGACAGGGATGCTGCGCCAGACCAATACCACAGCCGCCGCGCATTGGTTAGCGTGACTTCTTTGCCGTCACGTGATTTGAGATTGCCCGCGAAGACTCCAGCGGAGTAAGTTCGCACGATAACGTACTTCAGTTTCGGCATTGCTTTTCCTTTCTGTTATCTGATTGAATGTGCTGCCAAGGCCACTGGCATCCTCTCCTTATGGCGAGAGGTCTACCCTTCCTTGCCTTGCGGCCCCAGTGGCCTTGGCAGCACACCCTGCCGGTTAGTGTTTACGTCAGCCGCTCAACCTTCGTCGCTGGCACGTCGCCGGACTTGTCGAGCGAGAGCATGTAGAACACCCTGCCAGCTTTGGCCGGGATCTCGCGCCGGCTGTCGGACTGGAGCACGATCACCTGGTCCAACCCGGCCCCGTCCAGCGCTTGGTACAACTTCCCGCGGTTGGCGTCGAGGAAGACATCCGCCTCATCGACCACGACAAAGTTAAGCCCGCTCACCTTGGCCAGAGCCACCTGAAACGCGATCGAGAACGAATGCTTCTGCGACTTCGAGATGGTGCGGAGATTGTAGGCCTTGTCCTTGCCGGCGAACATGAGGCTGAACGCAAAGGGGTCGAACTGGAGCTTGGCCTGGAACCCCCATTTGTCGAGAACCTTGTTCATGCTGCCCTCAAATCCCCCCACGTGCTCGTTGAGGAGTTTAGCCTGTACACCCTTCGGCCCAAAGTACTCCACCAAGCGCTCCAGAAGGGCCTGCTTGGCGTCGAGCTTCTTTTTGGCCTCCATGGCCTTGGCGTATCCCTCGCGAGCACTGTCGGCCTGAATGGCTGCCGTGAGCGCGGCATTTCCCTTCTCGATGCGACCGTCGAGGTCGGCAATTTGCTTGTCGATCTCCGCCGTGTCGGGCTGGGTGTCCTCGTTGCCGGCCTCTGCCTGCTCTTTCTGGAGGTCGGCAATGTCCTTCTCGATGCCCGCAATGTGCTCGTCTACCAGAGCGAGGTTCCTCTCGGCCTGGGCGTGGTCGGCCAGAACGCGGGCGGCGCCGTCGTAGTCGCCGAGGGACTTGCGGGCGTCTTGGAGATCGCGCTCGGCCTTGAGCAACTCATCTTGCCGCTTGATGAACGGCGCAGTGATGTTCTCGAACTCCGCATCGGTCACAGGCTGGGTGCATGTCGGGCAAGTTCCGGCCTCGCCGACATCGTTCAACTTCGCCAGCGTCCGCCGGACTTCGGCCAGGGCGGCATTGTTGGCCTGAATGTCGGCCTCGATCTTCTTGCCCTTCTCCGCCGCGGCGGCCAGCTTCGTCGCTTCTTTAAGCGCAGCTTTGGACAGTTCACCCTTGGCGACATCGGCGCGCTTGGACTGCTCGGCGGCCAGGCGCAGCTCCAAACCTTGAATCTTCCCGCCGATCTTGCCGCGGGCGTCGTGAGCGCGCTGCCATTGGCCGAGTGTCGTGTTCTTCTGAATAGCCAGCGCGGTACGCTGGGTCTGCCGCTCTGCCAGCCGGGTACGGATGGCCTGGGCGTCGATCTCCTGGACCGCCACCGCCTCCGGCTCCCGCCATTCCTTGATAAGCCGGTTGACCAATTTGCGCTCGTCGTAGGCCGCTTCGTAGGCCAGCGCGATCACGTCGAAAGCTTTGAGGCTCCAGTCCACGCGCAGCTCGCACTGATTGAAGGCGCCCTCGACCCAATCATCCCACTTTGCCGTGGCGGGCAGGATGATGCCAGCCAGGAGCTTCTTCTGCCGTGCGTCGTCCATCTCGACAAAGTACCGGCCATTGATGAGGCAGTCGAGGATCTCCCGCTTCATGGCGAGCGACGCCAGGAACTCCGAGCCCGTCCACGCTGGATCGTCGGGGTCTTTGATGATGATCGTGCGGCCGGACTTCTCGGTTACCGAGCACCGCATCTTCGCGGTGCGCGTGCCGAGCAGGGTGGTGTCCTGAATCTCGGCGGTGATGGCGCACTTGTCCTGGTCGCGCCGGATTAGGTCGCGGGAACCGCTGCCGTTGTCTTGGGTGGATGCGCTGCGGCCAGTGAAAAGCATTTCAAGGGCCTGCTCGATGCTGGACTTGCCAGCTCCGTTATCGCCACGAATGGAAACTAGCTTTTCAAATTCAAGCAGGTTGTCCGCATGAGAAAGCCAGTTATACAAATGCAAACTTTTCACAAACATACTGTCTCGCCTTTCTTGAGTTAGTGTGGGGCTGGGTTAGCGTCGGTAATTTGCTCAATCTCGCGCAACAGTGGATCGACGATTTCCATTGAAGCGGCGACCGCGCGCAGTGACGCGCGAATTTGCTCCATAGTCTTGACTTTTCCGACGAGTTCAATGAAGCAGTTATACATCGCAGCTATCTGAATATCGTCTCCCACGTTGACAATTTCTCTCTTGGAGAATTTGTTTTTGACAGCATATGCAGAGTAGTAGCCGATCAACTTAGCTATCTCATCGTCGGATGCTTCGAGGAGAAAACCTTTCGCGGTTGTGCCGATTACCTTCATCGTCTCGCCTCTCTCGTTTGAAGTTAAATGCGCGGTGAGGTTGGTTACTCACTCGGATACGTAGGACTCTCCTTCGTCCGTTTTGATTGGCTTTCGGCTATCGGCCACCGGTACGGCCCACTCCGCCAAACCATGCGCAGGTGAAAGGTAATCGAAGATTTTGCAGCCATCGCCGCCCAACCTTGGATTGTCGCTTCGTGCGAGCGACCTAGCTTTCTTGCGACCGAGCTTCAGGGTTGTCCTCACCCCATCGATTTGCAGTGTTGCACGGCACCGCTTGTGTCGATTTCTAGCCTCTCGTTCGCGTTTTCCTGTGCGGTTTGTCATGGTGTTTTAGCGGGTTACCTCATACGCATACTAGTCGCAATCGCCTGAGTTACCAGGCTCCGCGCATCTCCCGGCCAGCTTACCCCGAGGGGGATGGCCGGAACTTGTTACCAGAGTTCTGGTGCCTGCTCTGGCTGAGTCTGTTGTGCTGGCTGCTGCTCTTCTTCGGGATCTGATACAAGCTCGCGGCTTCCCTTGGCGCGACTTTCCCTCTCCGCCTGCTGCTGCTCCTGCGCAGTTTGCGACTCTTGCCGGGCCTGCTGCTCGGGCTGCGCCTTCTCCTTCGCCGCATTCGCCCGCTTCGCCACCACGGCCTTGACGGCATCGGTCTTAGTCGGCGCAGCGTCGATCGCCGACTTTGTTTCGAGGTCGATGCTACTCAGGTCCATCGCCTCCTCGGTGCTGAGGATGTTGACGCTGAGGATGCCTGGAGCGTACCACCGTTGAGCGTTCGTGATGGCGCGAGCGAAGAACATATTACGCGGGTTCTTTTTGTAGTTATCCTTGCTCGACAGCCCAGCACGGGCAGCATCGGCCTCGGTGAACGAAACAACCGCTGGACTCTTGGTGACTTCCCCAGTCTTCTCGTCCACATCCTCGCGGTAAAGCTGCTGGCCTTTGTATTTCAGGCTCAGGCGGCACCCTTTGTCGTCGAGTTGGAGGATGTCCCAGCTAAACCCGGCCCGCTGCATCCTGGCCGCGCGAATGTTAGCGCTGATCGCCACGCGGCCCTGGATCAAATCAATGCCCGTCATGGCTTCGGCGGGGCTGAGACCCATGCTCTCGCCGAGGTCGATCTTGACGAACGCCTGTGCCAGAGCTTGTTCCAAGCTGGTGCCTTTGATGTCCGAGAACAAGCCACTCAGCGCGAACAAGCGGGCTTGGCGCTGGTGCAGTTCAAACTTCTGGACCTCGGGCAAGCGGGACTCAGTAGCCTTGATGGCCGCAGCTAGAATCCCATCAGCCTCGACGGTCTGTGGGGTTTGGGTTGTGGTTTGAGTTAATGGTTGCTGTTGCTGTGCTGCCTGCTGTTCTGCCACTGGATCACCTTGCCTTTCACTGAATGGTTTGGGTTATCGGTTGCGGAGGCTTCGGTGCCTCAATTATTGTTCCAAGCACGGCCGACAGCGCCATTGCTTCGATCTCCCGGTAGGTTGCGCCCTGCCATCCACACGCCGGGCATGTCTTGTCTGGACCCTCGAAGATAACTGCGCACTTCGCGCGAAGGCAGACCATTGCGAGTTCGGGAAGGATGGTAACTCTCATTTCTTCCACCACGCTCTGAGGTATGCCGAGTTTTGCTTCTCTTCCGTGTGCTTCTTGATGATATCGGCGGAAGAAATGGAATTCCCGGCGCGCGCGTCGTCGTAGAGAGCGGCTAACTCGATCATAGCCGCCTTCTCGTCTGTAACAGGCTTCTTCTTCGGGCCTCACCCAGCCACATCGTCCCAAACGGAGTTACCACCTTCTGCGCATCCCCCACCAGCGCCCGAAGTTGGTTGTTCGCCAACTGCTTCTGCTCGCCAGCTTCCTTCTCGCGGTCGTCCGCGGACTTCATCTCGGCGGTCCACTTGAGAATCGCAGGGTAGTTAGGATCGTGCGGGCCGATGACCTTGCCGGTGTTGAGTGAAAACTTGCGGGCGAGATACTTGCCATAACTCTCGCTCTCGTCGATAGCTGGCTCGACTTTGCGCAGCACATTGTCAAACCAGAACGACCGGCACGCCTCGATCATGTCCTTCTCAAGTTGGGGATCGCGCTCAATGCGGTACTGGGCCAAGGTGTTGCCGGAGAACAGCACGGCGAAGTTCCAGCCCCGTGCATTGCAGACGGCGGTATACCAAGCTGCTTGTATGAGATAGTGGGCGGGCACGCCATCGCTGCCCTCCTCGCCCCACTCCTCACTCTTGCGGGAGCTGCACTTGACCTCAAGCCCACTGTGCGCTGAGGGAATCCAGCCGTCGGGCGCGCCCAGCATCCAAGGCTCCGCGCCCTCAATGAGCGTTGAATCGCGCCACGGCCGGGATTTGGGGAAGATAACTCCGAGGTCGGCGGGCGCCACCACTTGGGTGTTGAAACGCTCTTGGTAGCGGCCGCGCACGATGGGTTCAAGCGCGCTGCCCCAGTACAAGCACTCCTTGTCAAGCTCCGGCTGCTTCTCGGGGCTGACCTTGCCGGCGTAGATCTGAATAGGGCGCTTGTATGGGGAGAGGCCTAAAATAGCTGCCGCATCGGTTCCCCCTACGCCTCCCGCTCTTGACGCAGCATAACTTTCCTTTTCATCATAAATCGCCATGTCCGTACCTTGCCTTTCTGGAGATCGCTCTCTCAAATGTTTCGCCGCGTCTGATGCGGCGGTAGATCAAAGCTCGATTCAACCCTAACATTTCGCACCACTCCGCCAGGCAGCGAGTTTTGCCGTCTTTGGTGAAGCGTAGATTGGTTCTCTGATTGCGAGCCTGCTCTTTGCTTGTTGCCCAGCGACAGTTGCGTGGCTCGTAATCGCCATTGACATCCTGCCGATCTAAGCTCATTCCACCAGGGCGCAATCCCATGTCGGAGAAGAAGTTCTCAAACTTACTCCAACGGTCGCAAACTTTGATTCCACGACCGCCATAGTTATGATAGTCCTCGTTGTTTGGATTGTTGCACCGATCCTTGATGCTGTACCATGCCCGATATTCCGGCGTGCCGGTCATCCGATGTGTGGCGCTCGCTGACAATTCACTGCGAATACATCCACATGAGCGCGTATTACCCGACCGCAGAGAATGTCCAAACGCTATGATTTCATTGCCACAGTCACAGCGACATAGCCATACCGCGCGCATGTCAGTGCTATTGGTCCCATGTTGGCGAGAGTCGCGCCGCTCCAACACCAGCAGTTTGGTGAATCTCTTGCCGGTCATCTCGATAACATGGCACATCACTTGCCTTTCAGTGCCCAAATGCTTTCAATGGGCAGTTCGATGAATGCTGCGATTTTGAGCGCACTATCCAGCCTGGGGGTGCATCCGTGCTCGATCTGGCAGAGCGTGGCATTACTGACTTTGATGACCTTCTCGCTCATGCGCCCTCCTTGTCTGCCGGGGGCGCGATGATTGGCGGAAGCGGTTTCGGCATCCAATGAGTAGGAGTTGCGTATCCAGACGCATAAATGCCGTTGTGTTTTGTCATTGTCGCAGGAAACATCGTCCACCCAAATTGGCCCTTGAATGCAGCCAAAACCTCATCCCCCACCTTCGGCAAGTCCTGCTCGGTGATCCTGCGCCATTGGAGAGCGGCCAGTTTTTCTTGAAAACGGCGTGATTCAGCCTTCGTATTTTCCAATAAACGTGCAAGACGATTTACTTCTGCTATTAACAGCAAATACTCCATCTTGGAGACGGATTGATCTTCTACATTCATGGCTTCGGTTCCTCTTTCGGCTGTGCGGCGCGTGCGGCGATCAGCGCGTTCACGTCGTCAACAACTGATAACACGGGTCCGGTGTATCCGTCGGGCATCGGATAAATCAGATAACTCAAATGCGGAAAGTCCTCATCGCTCACCGGCGCACTCCGCTGCGTCAACTTCTCCCGCAGTGCCTGGACCTCGGCCTCCAACGCGGCATTATCGCGCACAAGATTCAGCAGCCAACCACTCCATGTGAACCGCCCCGCATCACCTGAATCTTCATACGCTTTGCGAAGCATTCCATCTTGAAGTTCGTATGCCTTGACCTCGGCCTCCAGCGCCGCGATCCGAGCAGCCATCTCCTGTTGATCTAGTGCCCAGACCTTTCCAGTTCCCTTGCAAGCGTGGCAGGAACCCATTCGCATCTGGCTTGGATCGACAAAAGAGCCGCGTTCTTTCATACCCACTCCGGCGCATAGAGGCCATTTGATTTTCAGGTACTCATGTATCTCAGCCATTGCTGGCCTCCTTCGCAAGCTCGGCGAGACGGGCGATGCGTAGCCTAGCGTAATCCTGCGCGGCATCCAAGGAATCTTTGCCACTAAATGTCGCACAAACTGCGCCATCTATGAGCACAGAATTTCCAGAGACAATCACCTGCTTTTGCGGCTCGGGAGCGAGACGGTTGCACACATCTTTTGCAAATTCAAGCCGGCGGAGAGGCCCTCCTTGGTGGTTTTGAGCTAGGATTGCTACGCGGACTTTCTCGATCTGCTCCAGCGTGAACGTCGGCTCCGGCCCGGCTGGCTGCTGGACCGTACCTGCCGCCGTCACCATAGGTACATAGCGCAAAGGTGAAGGCTGCGCCATGCTGTATGTATCGGTTGGCTCTGGCTCCGCTGGTCGCTCCAGTGCGAGCACGGCCTGAGCCGCAATTCTGGCGTAGTCAAGAGGGCAGTAGATGTGAGACTTTGCCCACTCATTGTTTATCGCTTGTTCTATCCTAAAACCCTTCTCACTCAGCATTTCCCCTCCTTCGCGCCCGTAGGCGGATGCTCGACCATGCAGACCATCGTGGGTGTTGCCGGCACTTATTGTGCGCAATGCGGTTTCGAGGCGGTCAGAGATTGGTGGAGAACATTGCGCCTCTTCGAGTAGCTTCCCTGGTTGCCAGTCGTCCATGTGGGCGCCAGGCTTGCGCCAGCGGTCGCCGTACACCGCCGGCCGTTCTTTCCACTCCACGCCGTGCCGGGCCAGGTTACGTAGAAGCCAGCGGAGATCCGCGGCGAACTCGGCGTCGAAGATGCACTCAGTGATGTCGCCCAGCGTCGGCCAGCCCTTGCTGGTGAGCGAGACCCAGTTGAATGCCTCGGCGAGCTGGTCCTCACCAAAGTTCCGGAGCGCGCGGGCCCACAGCTCCTGTTGCTTTGGGTTGGGTTCTTTGTCGAGCATCTCCCGCAGGAGCGCTACCGCGTTCGAGAGTTTCGTTATCTCCGGCTCTCTGCCGCTGAATACGATCGAGAACGGATTCCCCGTGCCCGTTGGATTTGCCATTTGACTTTCCTCCTGGTTTCCAGTTGAGCCGCTTTTCAAACTCTTCCTGAGACTGGAATATCTGATCGATCCAGTCCACATACCCCTTAACCACGTGGTACTCGCTTGCGGCCAAGTTCTCTACCGCTTGGGAGAACTCTGTTTCCACGGCCGCCTCGTTGCCGTCGTTCGCCTTCAACCGCTCTCTGAACCTCATAGAGGCTTTCTTTCGCCGTTCGTCGGTCAACTGGTACTTTTTGGGGTTCTTCTGGAACTTCTCACAGTAAAACCCAAAGACCAATTCAATGATCTCTTTCTCCCGTGAGCTTGTCTCACGGTGAGCCGAAGGCGACGAGTTCTTAGGTGTTGGTAAAGGTAAAGGTAACGGTGATGGTAACGGGCATGAGCCAAGCATTGCTTGTTGATTGCTTGGAGCATTGCTTGGAGCATTGCTTGGAGCATCCTTTTTCCATCGTGTTTCTGCCGCCGATTTAGCTTTCTCTTGTGCTTTCAATCGTTTACCTTGCCACTTCTCTAATTCTCGGTCTGCGCGGCCCTGGTGGTACTTCCCATCCTCTTGCAGCTCGAAGAACTCATCGAGCAATGCTTGAGCAATGCTCCAAGCATCCTGTTGCAGTTTGCAGATCGACGCGACCTGCTCGAGGTTGTTGGGAAGTGGCCCGCGACGCCAATAATGCATGAGCAGCAGGAGGTATGCCCCATGCTGCGTAGTTGTCAGATGTCCGGTGTCGGCGAGGTAATCTCCGATTGAGAGCGGCATCCAAATATCAACCTTGCTCGGCAATGCTTCCCCTCTCAGTGAGGCTGCCAGGGTGGGTCTGAGAAACCCACCCCAGCACTTTTTCGGCTCAGGGAGCGACCCCAAGCACCTGAGTCCAAACCACTGGGCGCGGCGGACAATCCCATAATACGCTCGCCGCCAGAAAACGCAACAGCAAAAATCAGAACGGCCTGTGCTCCAAGTAGACGATCCACGCAGCCAGCGCCGCGGTAGCCAGCGCAATGGCGTAGAGAGCGGCGCGCAGCCAGGTCTGCCACTCTGGAGTGGGCAGGTGGCTGATGTTGCCCTCAACCGTGCGGCGGGTCATGGCTGCACCATCGCCCGCCAGATCGCGCGGACTGCGTAAATGATCCAGCCGTCAAACACGAGCGAGACCGCCGCTATCTTCGCAAGCTGGTGCGGGGTCATTTGCCGTCCGCCTGAGCGAGTGCGGCGCGTCCCGATGCAATCAAGCAGCAACCGTCCGATTGATTCATGCATGTGCATGACCCAGCATCGACAAGTGCTTTCAGCGCCTCGTACATCTGCGTCTCAAGCGGGCGCGTGTTCCAAGCGGCGATGGCTAAGATTTCGGCAGTTTCTCTGTCGGTATCCCATCCGCACACCGGGCTTTTTACGCCGCATTTGCATGCCAGAAACGCTGGGCCATGCGTCATCGATTCAACAGACGGAGCCGAGAGTTCTTTGCACCACGGATTCGGGCACGGCTTCAACTTTGTCAATGGCA